GACACACTCGAAATCGTCGAGCCGCGCCCCGGCGCCCTCACGCCCGAGCTGCGCGACGCGATCGTGGCGAACAAGCCCGCGATCCTCGCGCTACTCGACCCGGCAACCTACCCGGTCAACTCCGACGCGGCGGCGCTGCTCGTGGCGAGTCTCGATCCCGATTGGAAGCCCGCGACCGCGCTCGAACGATGCGCGATCTGTGGCGGCGGAACCGTGTGGATCGGACCCGAAGGAAAAGCCCTGCATCCCAGGTGTGACGCGCTATTGGGGGTGCTATGAGCAAAAATGTAAAGCAGGATTTACATTCGTCCGGAGAATCGCCCGGCGACTCACTTCGCGAGCGCTTCGCTGGACTCGCCGCATCGATCCGCGCGGCCTCGCCCTATCCGCTCGCGCCGTGCATGTGCCTCGACTGCTGCGAGGCGCGGGCGGAGGACGGGCTTGAATTCATGTTCGAAGACTTGTCCGACCCGATCGTCGCGCGGCGCGCGAAGAAGCGGTCGCAGGCGCGGGCGAGGATGCGAAAGTTTCTAGCGAAGAAGCGCGAGAAGAAACATGCGTGCGAGCGGGCGCGGGAGCGGTATTTGGCGACGAAGGCGCGCGCGGCGGACGTGAGGCGATCGTCATGAGCGGCACCGGCGCGCCCGCCCCCGGCTCGCTGCCGCACTGGCCTCGACTGCTCTCGTGGGCACTCGCGGCCGCGTATCTCGGCGTCGGCAAGACGACGTTTTATCGCTGGGTGCGCGAGGACCCGACGTTCCCGCGGGCCGTCCCGCTCGACTCGTTCGCGGATCCGCGGTGGGATCGGGTCGAGCTCGATCGGTGGGTGGATCGGTACAGCTCGCCCGAGCGGGAGGAGCGGGAGAGGGCGCGCGAGGCCGCCGAGGCCCGAGTAGACAAACTCATGGCTTCCCGCGGCGCTGCGCGCGCTTCGACTTCTTCCCGCGGCCCGCGCAGCGCACGAGCCTCGACTGCGCCGCGCGGAGCGCCGCAAGATCCCGGTGCGAGTAGTGACCAGTCATCCGGAGCGTCGCGTGACGCATGAGCGATTGCGACGTGCGCAAGTCGATCCCGGCGGCTTCGAGGCGGGACGCGTACGCGTGGCGGAGCGCGTGGAAGTGTGCCGGGGCGTGCTCGGGGTGCCGGTGAACGTGGCGGGTCCAAAAGTGATACACGCTGCCGTACGCGGGGCCGCCGGCGGGGTTCGCGAAGACGAATTCGCAGTTGCGCGCGAGGTGCCTCGTGAAGATCGCGCGCGCCGCCGGCGGGATCGGAAGCACGGCCGGGCCCTTGTTCGGTGCGGAGCGGATCGTGACTGCCCAGCGCGCCGCGCGCGCGTCGACGTCCTCGCGGCGGATCGCGCAGGCTTCCCCCATTCGGAGCCCGAGATGCCAGCAGACCTCGACGAGGTCGGCGACGAGCTCGCGGATCGCGGCCTCGCGGAGCGGGCGTCGACCGGTGCGCGCTGCGCGGGCCTCGGCGCGAAGCACGCGGACGAGATCGCGAAATACCGACTCTGGGCACGCCCCGGGCGGCTCGGGCCGCACCGCAAACGGCTCGACCGCGCGCACGGGATTGCGATCGACGAAGCCGCGCCGCTCGGCCCATGCGAAGATCGTACTGAGCGTCACGCGCTCCTTGTTCGCCGTGCGCGGGGAAGTGTCGCGGCGCCGCGCCTCGAGATAGCGCGCGATCTCGTCGGGCGTGATCTGCCCGATTCGCGCGGCCGTCGGGAAGCCGTGCCGCTTGAGATTGCCGACGTGCTTTCGGTAATACTGCTCCGTCGCCCGCTCGCGCCGAGCGGATTTGTCCTCGACGAATCGCGCCACGACCTCGGCGAAGATTGCCGAGCCCGGGAACACGAGGCGGCGCGACGATCCGTGGTCCCGCGCGAAGCGCCGTTCGAATTCGATTCGCGCGTGCTCGGCCTCGGCCGCGCTGATCGGTCCGAGCGATTTCCGCTGCATTTCGCCGTGCTCGTACCACTTGATCCAGGCCATGCGGCCGCGCCAGTAAATGCTGGCCATGGGGAGACAGCCTCGAGACAACTTTTGAATCCAGGCACACTTTCTAGGCACAGTTCCTCGACGAATCCGCGCCGCGCCTGGTGTTTGAAAACGGAGGGTGAGGGATTCGAACCCACTGACGAACCGAACGGCTGCGCCCGCTTTTCGCTCTGCTGTTCGGCTGATGGAAGCCTAGCGAATTCTAGCGAATTCAGGCGGAAAAGGCACAGGCCAGGCACATTTTTTGTCTCGCGTGTGTCGGAAGTTAGGGGTATACTTCCCGCAATGGCTCGCCGCGAACCCCTCGCGCCGCCCGCCTCGACGAACGCGCAGGCCGCACTGCCCGCGCATCGCTCCGGCACCCGCTCCCGCGCCGTGCCTTGCCCGACCTGCCCGATCGACTCGCCCTGCTCCTGCGGCACCGCCCGAGACTTCGCCCGCAAAGTCAATGTGAGACTGCCGCATCCCGAAGACGAAGGCCGATTCGCGGGCGAGCGCCGGCCGAGTTTGCTGCTTCGGCAGCGCGTGGCGAACGGGCGGGAAACCGCCATGGCCATGCGGTTTTTCAATGACTTGATCCGCGAGGAAGTCGAGACGCTCAAGTCTGCAATCGCGTCGAACAGCGCTCGGCTCAAGCGATTCTTGCTCTACGAACGCGTGCTTTCGCTCACGCTCGACGGCGGCGAGGAGGGAGTGACGGCTCGGCGCGAGGCGACGGCGCGGGCGCTTGGGTACAAGTCGCACAGCGTTCCGTCGAAACTTCTGCGTGAAGTCCAGGCCAACGCGCTCGCGATTGCCCGCGAACGGGGGCTCGTCGAGGTGATCTGCGCGCGCCCTGGTTGCCTGAGGCGGCTGCCGGCGAGGTCCGAGGGGGACGGCCGAGCCGGTGGCCGCCGACGGCTTTACTGCGATCGGAAGTGTGCGGGGGCGGACCGTTGGCGGCGCTGGAAGACGCGGCGGGACGTCAAGCGCGCGATCCGCGCGCAGCAGTGGGCGACGCGAAGGGCGAGGGCCGCGGGGCGCGATGGAGCGTGCGCGAGCGAGCAAAGCGTTAGCGCGGGCGTTGGACTTTGCGGCCGCGTTTACGACCGCCGGGAGAGCCCGAATTGATCGACGAGCCGCGCGGAGCCGGGTCGAAGGGCGAGGAGTACGGGCCGTGGTAAGTGACAGCATTTCGACTCTTCGAAGCGCCGTGCATGTCGACGCGAGTTGCCCGCTCTACCGGCCGGGCCACTCACTCTTTCCGGCGGTATCCGCCTCGAATTGCGAGGAGTGCCATAAGCGGGCGGCAGCAGCGCGGGAGAACTTGATCGAGCCTGACGCTGCCGCGCTCGCCCGGGGCCAGTGGGTTTGGTGGGACGCGCCAACCTCGACTGCGCGCCGCCCAAGGCCCGCCTGCGCCGACTGCGGCACGCGCGAGTTTGTCTCTTCGTCGCTCGCCGGCGCGTATCTATGCCCTGACTGCGCGCGGCGGAGGGTCGAGCGAGCGCACGGCCGCGGACCGGGCTCGACCCTTCGACGTCGCGCCGCCGCTGCGCTCCTCGTGGTCGCCGCGTGCCTCGGCTCGGCTGCCGCCGGCGCCCACGCGCTTGGCTGGTGGTGACGTGATTGGCGGCCCCGGGAGAAAGATTCTTGTCTCCGCGTGGTACGACGAGCCCACAGAAAGCAACCCGTACCGATTCGTGTGCGAGCCCTTCACGTTCATGCCCGCCCGCCGCGTGGGGCCGCGCATGCTGATCCGCGCGGCCCTGATCGCGTCGACGCGCCCGGCCGAGCGCCTTCGACTGATCCAGGCGGAAGCGCTTGACGAGCGGGGCGCGCTGCCGAACGAGCTCGACAAGATCGAGATCTCGTTCGGGGCGATCCCGTTGACGGTCGATGACGAGGGGCGGATTGTTCCGGTTGAGCCGCGCGCGGACGCGTCGGGTGGGGCGGTCAGTTGATCAATGGCGACCCGTGGCTACTCCGGCCCGAGACGCAATCGGCAGAGAACGGAATGCCGAGCGAGGATCGTCGCGCGGCGCCGGAAGGTCGCGAAGCTCGTCTTGCAGCGATGCTCGGTGGAGGAAATGGCCGCGCAGTGCAAGTGCTCGGTGAACACGATCCACCGGGACGTCATGGCTGTGCGCGACGAGTGGCACCGGCGCGCCGCGGGCACCTGGGGCGAGATTGTCGAGCAGGAACGATTCACTCTCGACGCGGACGAGGCGCGGCTCCGGGTCGAGCTCGCGCGGTACGCCGCGGACGCTCCGCAATGGGTCAAACTCCGGCTCGAGATCATGGATCGAATCATGAAGTGCATGGAGCGCCGCGCGCGCCTCCTCGGACTCGACGCGCCGACGCGGCAGCAGCTCTCGGGTCCCGACGGTGGCCCGGTGCGATTGGAGGCGCAGGTGTCGAATGACGACCGAATCGACATCAAAGCCATCCTCGTCGACCCCGAGGCGCTCGACCTCGTGGATCGGCTCCTCGAGATCTCCGAGCGATCTCGCGCGGCTCTCCCCGCTGCACCTGGCGATTTACGCGTCGCGGGGGACGCTCCGGGCGCCGCGACACCTGCGGGCGCTGAACCGGAAACTGCTTGAAGTCGAGGCCGGGCGCGTCCGGCGGTTGATTGTCGAGATCCCGGTGCGACATGGGAAGAGTTACTTGACGAGCCATTACTTCCCGGCGCATTTCCTCGGCACGTTCCCCGAGCGGCGCGTGCTACTCGCGAGTTACGAAGCGAGCATGGCCGAATCGTGGGGGAAGAAGGCGCGGGACACGATCGAGGAAATTGGCCGGGGCGTGTTTGGCGGGCTCCGCGTGAAGCAGGATAGCCGCGCGTCGTCCTGGTGGCACCTGGAAGGCCACGAGGGGTACATGGCCACGGCGGGCGTCGGCGGCCCCGCGACGGGCAAGGGTGCGAACCTGTGGATTATCGACGATCCGATCAAGAATGCGGAGGAGGCGTGGTCGTCGACGATCCGCGAGAAGCAGTGGGACTGGTATCGCTCGGTCGTCTATACCCGGCTCGAGCCGAGCGGCGCGATCGTGATCGCCATGGCGCGGTGGCACGAGGATGACTTGGTCGGGCGGCTCTTGGCGGAGGCGCGCGAGGGCGGGGATCGGTGGGACGTGCTGCGGCTGCCGGCGCTCGCCGAGGAGGGGGAGGCCGGCGCAGCCGATCCGCTCGGCCGCGCCCCGGGCGAGCCGCTGTGGCCCGAGCAGTGGAGCGCTGCGGCGCTCGAGGCGGCGCGGCGGAACGCGGGGCCCTACAACTGGTCGGCGCTGTATCAGCAGCGGCCGACGCCGATCGCGGGCGGGTTTTTTAAGCGGGAGTGGCTGCGATACTACGTCGAGGACCCGCCGGGATTGTATCGCTTCTCAGACGGCGCCGTCCCGCAGCCGCGGGATCATTTGGCCCGGTTCGCGACGGTCGACCTTGCCGCCTCGACGAAGGAAAGCGCGGACTTCACCGCGATCGGCGTGTGGGGCGTCGCCGACGACGGGCGGATGCTGCTGCTGGATTTGGTCCGCGCCCGCATGGAGGGGCCGGACATCGTGCCCGCGATTGCTCGCGTAGTCGGGGCGTGGGAACTGTCTTTCGTCGGGATCGAGAAGGTCGGGTTCCAACTCGCGTTGATTCAGGAGGCGCGGCGCGCAGGGCTCCCGGTGCATGAGTTGGAAGCAAACAAAGACAAGCAAATCCGCGCCCTCGACGCGACGCCGTTCATGGCGGCGGGGATGCTGTGGCTGCCGCGGGCGGCGCCGTGGCTTGCGGACTTTGAAGCGGAATTGCTGAGTTTCCCGGCGGCGGCGCATGACGACGTCGTGGATTGCGCGACGTACGCGGTCGCGTGCGCGAAGAGTTTCGCGGTGCGGGCGAGCGAGCCGGTGTTCGGGGTGGTGGACGCTAGGGCGGCGGCGAGGGCGAGGAGTGGTGGGAGTTTCGCGCGATGAGGATCTGGAATGATCGCGATTTTGAGCGTCCAGGCGGACGCGATCTAGCCGAGAATCACTTTCGATCTTACCAGCAGCATCGCGAGAAATTCGAGCAGCATTGCGAAGAGTTGGATAGCCGCCTGCCGCTGTGGGAATTCAGGCATTGACTCACGGCGCGATTCCTCCCTTCGTCGCCCTCGACGTCGAAACCGCGTCGCGCGATCCGGCGTCGATTTGCGCGGTAGGGTTGACGACGTTCCACGAGATGGCGACGCCTCGGCTCTCGCCCGCGCGGTTCACCCTTCTCCGCCCCGACACTCCTGCCGAAGCCTGGCGCTTCTCCGCGCTCCACGGGATCGACGCGGCGCGTGTCGCGCATTCCCCGACGTTCGCCGAGCAGTGGCCCGACCTCAACATCGAGTCCGGCCCCGTGGCCTTCCTCGCCGCCCACAACGCCGCATTCGACCGCCGCGCGATCTTCGCCGCGTGCGCCCGGGCCGGGATCGCCCCGCCTCGACTGCCCTGGTTGTGCACGATGAAGTTGGCCGCCAAATTCTGGCATATCGAGCGGGGCCGGCTCTCCCTCCCTGCCGTATGCCGCCGTGTCGGCGTGAAATTCTCCCGCGAGCTCGGCGTGCATGACGCCACGGCCGACGCAATCGCCGTGGGCGAGATCGTGCTCGCGGCGTGGCGCGCGGGGGCGGATCTCTCTCGGGAAGCGTACCGATTGCCGCCGCTGCGCGCTGCGCGGGCGGCCGTCGACGGAATGGAGGAGCCAATTCTTTGAGCATGTACAACCAAACGATCGCGACCGCCGCGCCGGTCGAATCCCTGCAGCCCGTCGGCGAGCGCGTGCTCGTCCGCCGCGAGGACCCGGAAAAGCAGTCGGCGGGCGGGATCGTTCTCCCCGACGTTGCGCAGTCGAAGGCGACCCGCGCGCGGGTCATCGCGGTCGGTCCGGGCCGGCGGACGCGGACGGGCGTGCGCGTGCCCCCGGCGATCAAGACGGGCGACCTCGTGATCCTGCACCAGTGGCAGGGGCTCGAGGCCAAGGTCGGCGCGGACGGGTGCGAGTACGTCTTCGTGAAAGAGAGCGAGATCGTTGCGGTGGAGGACGAATCGTGAGCGTGGATACGAACACCGATAGAGAGGAACGCCTCGCCGCGGCCCAGAAGATAATTGGATATCTGTTCGACACATTCGGGACGGGGACGCACGACGTCGATATCTCGATATTCCAGTGCGAACATGAAGTCGTTGGCTGGGGGTTCGTGTCGGAGGAAGGCATAGTCGAGATCGCGACGCAGGCACTGGACATCGATCCGACGCCCACCGACGACGGGTTCAGTCGCGTCACGATACCAGTGGGCATTCTCAAAGCGTTGACCCGTAGCCTGATAGAGGACGAATCATGAACGCGGATGTGCCCGAACCTAGCGCCTCTCCCTCCCCCTCGACAGATCCGGGGCCGAATCCCGCGCCCGCGCCCGCGCCGACCTACACGGTCGACCAACTCCTCGCCGAAGCCGAGCGCGCGGCCCTCGGTTTGGCGTTCCGCGGAACGATCGAGGCCGTCGCGACGCAGCACCGGATCAACATGCCTCGGGTTCTCGAGGTCGGGATCGGCGAACTGTGCGTGCTCGACCTCCTCGAGATCCCGCCCGACTACTACCGCGGGCTCGGCTCGGGTGGCCCGGCCCTCGACGCGGCGCGGGCGCGGCACCCGGCGCACAAGATCGCGCTGGGCGTGGATCAACGCGACCTAGCGCCCGACGACGCGGCGGGATACGCGGCGGTGGTGTGCCTATCGCTCTGCTCGCCCTTCGCACATGGCGCGCACGAGGCGACGACGAAGGCGCTTGAGCGCGCGGCCGAGGCGTTGATCCCGGGCGGCTTCGCGTTCTTCGTGGCACCCGGGACTAAGACGGAGCCGGAGGAGGGCGCGCCGCCCGGAGCCGGAATCGGGCCGATCGCGATCGGCGCCGGCTTCGAGTCCGCGCGCGTCGCCCCGGTTGTGCAGCCGGGTGACCGGGGATGGGCACGGGCGATCCTCGAGGCGGTGTCGGAGGACGGTGAGGGCGGCGCGGCCGGCGTGTCCGCCGAGCGCGTTGGCCTCGTCCCTCGACTCGCTGGCGAGTTAGTCGATCGGGCGAAGCGGGCGGGCGCACTCGGGCTCGTCGGGTACGCGCGGGCGCGCTGGCATATCCTCGTGGCGATCAAGCGCGGCCCGCGGCTCGTCCTGCCGGAGTCGCGCGGCGTCGTGGCTCCCGGGGCGGGGCCGGGACGGAATTAGGGGCGCCCCTCTGGCGCGACCGGCCCTGCCGCGGGTACAATCCCCGTAGCAGGGCCCACCGCAGTGCCGGACCGAAGAAGCAAGCTGAAACGCCGCGCGGGCGCGCCGCCGTCGACGAGAACGCCGGGCGCGCCTCCCTCGACTTCCCCGCCTCCACCACCTCCCCGCCCCCGGATCGTTGTGAACGTCGAGGAAGAAGCGCCCGGGCGCGTTCGCGTCGACGCGGGGGAGATCGTGGAGCACCCGAGGCGCCCTCCCGAATAGACCGCGCGCGGCGCCCGACGCCCGCCGCAAGTCTACGTGAGCGCGCTCTACCTTCTCGGCACGCCGACCGGCGACCTCTACGCCTACGCCCTCGGCGCCCCCGTCCGCTCGCCGCGCCTCTACGATCCTGATTACGTAATCCGTCAGGACTCAGAAGCTTACGCCAAGATGCGGCGCGATGCCCACATCGCCCACATCTTGGAAATGCGGAAGCACCTCGTGGCCGGGCGGGACTGGTTTTTGGAGCCGGCTTCCCCGGCCGCTCCCGATCGGAAACTCGCAACCCTCCTCGAAGCCCTCGTGAAGCGCACCCCGCGGTTCGCGAACGCGCGGTTCAATCTCACCGAGGCCGTCTTCAAGGGCTCTGCCTGGGCGAAGATCTACCACGCCCCGACGACGATCAGGCTCCATGGCGACGACCGACCCCGCACGTGGGACGCCGTCACCGCGATCCGCGACGCCGCGAAGTTCCGATTCCGGCTCTACCGCCCCGACGACGTCTCCCCCGCCGACGTGCTCGAGAACGGGCCGTCCTGGCAATGGCAGATCGAGCGGCCGCACAAGGCGACGTGGGAGCCGGTGAACCTCGACGAGTGGGTGCACCACGTCTACGACGACGCGGAAGAGACGCTCGGGCACGGGCGGGGCGTCGCCGAGAGCCTGTTTCACTACTGGAAGGCGAAAGTCGACGCGCTCACCTTCGGCGAGCAGTTCCTCGACCGCTGGGCGAACGGGCTCATTCACTGCGGGATCGACTCGCTCCGCGCCGGCGCCGTGGGTACGACCGTCGGGCCGAACCGCGACGATCGCACGGCCGCCGGGAAAGCGAACGCGTGGGCCAACGCGCTCAACGTCATGCGGCACCAGCATATCCTGGTGCACGACAAGAGCGACGACTTGGGCGTGGTCGACCCGCCGAGCGGGGGGTGGAACGCGACGAAGGAAGCGGTCGAGTACTACGACGGCTGCATGACCCGGCTCGTGCTCGGCTCAGTCCTCCCGACGAACGCGACCGAGGGCGGGAGCTACGCGCTCGGCCAGGTGCAGGAGAACTCGACCGAGGCGCTGATCGCGTACGACAGGACGCTGCTAGAAGAGACGATCACGGAGCAGTTGGTTCGACGCCTCTGGGCGTGGAATTTCTCCGTGTTCAACGAAATGGGGCTCGCCGAGGCCGAGCCGCCGTACTTCCGGATTCGCGAGGAACGCGCGGGGGAACCCGAGAAGCGGGCCGCGATCGTCGTCGCTGCGCGGACCGCGGGTGTGCCGCTTCGTAAGGACGAGGTGTACGCGCAGCTCGGATTCTCGCCGCCGGCGGAAGGCGATGACGTGCTGGAGTGGGCGCCGGCGCCGGGGGCCGCTGGTGCGGGCGGAGACGTTGGTGGCGCGCGCGGCCTCCTCGGCCTCGGCAGCCGCGGGCCCGATGGCGGGGTATCGCTGTCGTCGGCCGCCGACTTCCGCCGCGAGCTCGCCGGGATCGTCCGCGAGGAGATGGCCGAGGCCGTGCGGAGCTTCGCGTCGGCCGAGCGCGTCTCCTTCGACGGACCCGGATCGGTCGACGCCGCGGCCGCCGCAATGTGTCGGGAGGAGGAAGACGTGCTGAGTCGACAGCAGGAAGACGCGATTCGGCGCGACTTCGCCGCGGCGCTCGCGTCCGATCGTGCCGAGATTATGCGCACGTTCGCCGAGGCGGTCGCAGCGCTCGCGCGGCCCGCGAACCTCGTTCCCTCGACTCCGCCTCCGCCCGCGGCGCCGGTCGCCGGGATCACGCTTCACATCGACCGCATGGAATTCCAAGCGCCTCCCGGGCAGCCGGTGCAATTCGCCGCCGACGAGTCGATCGCTGAAGCGCTGCGTGGGCTCGCGCGGCCGCCGGTTATCAATGTCGCGGCGCCCGAGATCAAATTTGAGCCGAAGATCGAGGTGCAGGCTGCGGCCGCGCCGAAGATCGAGGTGAACGTGGAGGCGCCCCCCGCGCCGCCGCCCGCGAAGGTAGACGTAACGGTTGCGCCGCCTGCCATCACGGTCAATCCGCAGGTGAAAGTCGCCGCGACGCTCGCGATTCCTCCGCGGACGACGCGCGTCGACGTCGTCGAGGACTCGCGCGGGGAGATTCGCGGGTTCGAGATCCGCGAGGAGGGGAAGTAACGAGCCATGGCGACCGCTCAGCAGCAGTACGACTTCTCCCAGGACCCGATCTTCTTCCAGCGCGTGCAGGCGCTGCTGTGCTTGGCGGCGGTGCAGATCTCGACGGAGTCGAGCGGGGAGACGAACTACGCGAACCGGATGGCGCACGCGAAGTACGTGCTCGGACAGCCGGCGGGCGCCGCGGTTCCGTGGTGCATCTCCATCGTTACTGACGGGACGATCTCGGCGCTCGGGACGCTCACCAACGCGACGGTCACCGACACGATGATCTCGAACGCGATCTCCGGGCAGTGGAACGCGCACGCGGGGGTCGTCTAGGCCATGGCGACCGGGGACACGACCCTCAAGTATGGAAGCGTCGGGAGCTTCTCGTTCGCCGCCGGCCTCCAGTCGCTCGCGTCGAACGCCTCCGGCGCATGGGTGGGCATCGAGTCGGCCGCGCAGGACTTCACGAGCCTCACGCCCGATCTCGACGCCGAGATCCAGATGATCTTCGGGATCGTCGCGGGCGCGCCCGGCGCCGACAAGGCGGTCTATCTCTTTCTCTCCTCGTCGCTCGACGGAACGAACTTCACGGACAACGCTGGAGGCGTGCAGGGGTCGATCACGCTGAACGCCCCGACGCCGCTCAAGCTCGCGAACAATCACCCGGTCATCGACAACTCGACCCGCAAGCGCGTGATGGACGTGCGGAGCCTCCGCGCGCTCTTCGGCGAGGTCCCGCCCCAGGTGACGGCGATCGTCGTGAATACGAGCGGGCAGGCGTTCTCGAACGGCGTCGTCACGTGCACGGTCAATTATCGCGTCGTCTACGCGAACGTGAGCCCGTAGCACCGTGCTCGTCTGCACGAAGAACGTCGCGAACTACGTCAACCTCGGGACGGGGAAGGTCGGTGCGCTCATCAACGGCAAGGCGCGCGTGTCGGTGCACGCGCTCGTGCAGTACTCTTCTCTCGATACGGTCACTCCGCCCTGCGACCGCGTGCTGTGCGTGATCGCGAGCGCCGCCACGAGCGGCTTCAACCTCGCGACGGACGGCGCCTCGCACCTGCGCCTGAACGCCAGGAGCGTGTCGACGGACGCGGGCCAAGACACGACGGGCGCGACGCTTATCGCGACCAACGTGCAACACTCCGTAGGCGCCGTCGCGGACTTCACGGCGAAGACCGGCAAGGTCTTCCTCGACGGGAAGCTCGACGGATCGGCGTCGAGTCTGGTGTGGGCGAACAACTCCTTTACGCTCGGCTCGCCGACGACCGGGGACTGCATCAGCGGCAACGCAACGCCGCCTACCGGAACAACCACCCAGGTCAACGGCCGCGTTGGCGAGCTAGCCCTTTGGGGCGACGCGCTCGGCGTCGGCGACTTCCAGCTCCTCGCCGAGGGCGTGCCCGCGCCGCTCGTGCGCCCCGAAGCGTTACTCATGTACCTGCCTCTCGTCGGGCAGGACGCGACCGCGTTCGACCCGCGGAGCGCGATCAACGGGACGCTCGTCGGGGCGCTTCCGCCGGCGGATCATCCGCGGCTGCTCATCCCAGAGCGACGCAGGATTCTGCGTAAGAATAAGTCAGGCGGCGGAGGCTCTGGCGGCGGCCCCGAAATCGTCCTCGGGCTCCTCGACGAATCCGTCACCCGCGAGCGCAAGCGGCGCCGCCTCGCCCGCCTTGGCCTAGGCCTCGGGATCGCCTCGCGCCGTCCCTGATTCTGCGCCGCCTCAGGCCGCGACGCCCTCCGCAAATATTCGGGAGGGCCGCTGCCCATGTTCGGAGCCGACTCGGGGATTCGACTTGCCGGGACCGTGTGGGCGCTTTCCGCGCCCGGATCGGCCACCAACATCTTTGCCGTGGCTGGCGGAACGTCCGTAGCGCCGCAAGCCTCGATTCAGCCGCAGCTCGGCGTCGATGCGTCGGTGTTCCGGATCACGGTGGCCCTTGGCGGCGGCTCCGTCTTCAACATGACGATCACCGACGGGACGACGACGAAGACGGAAGCGCTGAACGGCGGCACCGCGCTCGCCGCCTCCTCGCTTTACACGTTCTCCGTGGGCGTCCGCAAACTCTCTCCCGCCGGAAACAAGCTCTCCTACAACTTCCAGGTCGCGACCAACGTCGCGGTTGACTACCTCCTCGTCGAGGAGATCTCGGGAGGCGTGATCTAGCATGTCCTTCTCGTTCTCAAACGCGCAGGGGCCGAATAGCAAGCAGTCGTTCAAGACTGGAACCGCGCAGGGCACGAAGAAGTGAGCGCGGCGACCGTGCGGACCGTGCCGGCCCCATCGGGTGCTGCTCCCTCGACTCCCCGGCCGCCCAAGATCTTCCTCGGCATGCCGCGCGGTGAATCCGGAGTTCGGCAGTTCAACTCCGCCCGCGCCCTATTTCAGGGCTCCGCGCGCCACGACGTGCACGTCTTCACGTACCAAACGTCCCTCCTCCCATACACGTTCAACGGCATCTGGTGCGAGATGCTGAACTCTCGCGCGCGGCTCGGGATTACGCACTTCGGTATGATCCATGACGACGTGTGCCCTGACCCCGGCTGGATTGACCAGATGCTTGGCGAAATGGACCGCGTCGACGCGGACGTGCTTTCGGCGGTCGTGCCGATCCGCGACAAGTTTGGCCTCACCTCGACGGCGCTCGAAGTCGAGGAGGGCCCGTGGATCGTGCGCCGGCTCACGCTTGCCGAGGTGTTCGAGCGCGAGCCGACATGGACCGAGCCTGGGCTTCTCGTCAATACGGGCCTTTGGCTCGCCAAGATCGGGCCATGGTGCGAGCGGGTGTGCTTCCGCTTCCATGATCGGATCAAGCGGGAGCAAAACGGCGTTTTCTCCGCCGAAGTCATCCCCGAAGATTGGGACTTCTCCCGGCAAGTCCACTCCGCGGGCCGCAAACTCTACGCGACCCGTGCGATCCAGCTCGAGCACGGCGGCTCGCGCTGGCACAACCGTGGTGTGTGGGGCGCCTGGAAGACGGACGAGACGTACGAGATCATGCGGGCAAGGGCCCTCGTCGGGTCGGACGGGCCGGCGCCGGCGCACGCGGATCGTTGGCTTGCCACGGTCGGCGGTTGGCTCTCGCGGCGCGAGGCGCTCGCGCTCTACCGGCTCGCGAAGGACGGCCCCGGGGCGGGCGCTGTCGTCGAGGTCGGCTCGTGGCAGGGGCGCTCGACCGTGTTTCTCGCGGCGGGGCAGCGCGACCGCGGCGGCGTGACCGGGCAGCCGATCGTTGCCGTCGACACGTTCGAAGGGTCGGATACCATGCAGGCGGGCGGGATCAACTCCGATCCGGCCGCGATTGACCCCGTGACGGGGCGCGTTGACACTGAGCCGATCTTCCGACGGAACGTTAAGGCGTGCGGGCTGTCGTCGTGGGTGCAGGCGCGGCGCGCGCGGTCCGTAGACGCGGCGGCGGCATGGCGCGACGGGACGATCCGGCTTATTTTCATTGACGGCGATCACGAGCTCGAAGCGGTCCGCGCCGACGTCGACGCATGGGAGCCGCACCTCGCGCCGGGCGCCCGGATCGCGTTCCACGACTTTGGCGAAGAGGGCCCGACGCGCGTGGTGCAGGCGCTGCTCGGGTCCGCACGGTATCGGCTGATCGAGCGGGCGGATTCGCTCGTCGTGCTTGAGCAGGTGACGGAGCCAGTCGAGGCGCTTGAGGCGCTCGAGGCATGACAACCGCCGGCGCGCTGCTTGAGCGGGTCCGCTCGGCCGCGCCGGACCATGCGGCCGTCGCGGTGGCGATCCGAAAGCTTGTTTCGCTCCGCGCCGGCGGCGCCAGCGAGTCGAACGTGCGACCCGCGCTCGCCGCGCTCGGTCGACTTATCGCGCGGATTGCGGCGGCGGCAGATCTCGTCGCCTGCGCGTCCATGCGGCTTGAGCGGAAGGGGCCGGCGCCCGTTTCGTTTGCGGCGCTTGGCGGCGCGGGCGCGATTCCCAAAATCCTCGCCCGTGACGCCCTCCTCGACCTCGTCATGCGTGAGCCGAAACTCGCTGCGAGCGCGGAGGAGGTCCGCCGGCTCTATAACGAGGAGCATGCCTTCGCGCTCGCGAAGTCCATGGACGCGAAGATTACCGCGCGCGTGCAAGACGAAATGCGGAAGGCATTTCAATCCGGGCGCCCCTGGCTCAACGTTGCCGAGATTGTTCGCGAACTCGGCGGATGGACCCGCGCCTATGCCGAGACGGTGATCCGGACGAACGCCACAACCGCGTATTCCGCCGGCCGCTTCCGCGAGGCCACGCGCATGCAGTCGGAGGGGATTCTCGCGGCGCTCCGGTACGCGGCCGTCCTCGACGGAGACGCGCGGCCGAATCATGCGGCGGCGCACGGGCTCATTGCGGCGGTCGATGATCCCGTGTGGGAGAAAATGAGCCCGCCCTGCGGCTACCGCTGCCGCTGCACGCTCGAGCCGGTCGACTCGGTCGACATTCCCGATTCGCTTCGAGGCCCCGACGGGCGGTTGCGCCGCGCGAAGTTGCCGCCGGGCGCTTATGCCGATCCGGGCTTCGGGCAGCGGCCGGACAGGATCGGACTCGGATAGGTCATGCCGTCCCAGGCGTCGCGCGCTTCGCGTCGTGCGCGTTGAGCGCGTCTTCGAGAAGGACCCGAATCGCATTTGATCGGTCGCGGCGCCCCTCGCGGGCGTACGCATTGATTCGCGCGGCCATGGTCCGCGTGATATAAGCCCGCAGCTCGACGCTCACTCGCTCCTCGTTTTCATTCACTCCGAAGAACTCCCTCCGCCTCCGAAGCGCTCCGAAATACTCCGAATCCCCGCGATCGAACCGGCAACATCCCCGCGCGATCCTGAGTGCATGACGTGTTGCGCGTCCTGCGCACAAGGGCCCGAGGCGAGCACGCCGGCAAATTTTGCGGCGTCCGTCGCGGCGCCGCCTACGAACGCCGCCAAGTCGCGCATGTACGCCCGATACGGCGACTTCACGCCCTCCGAGGAGATGTGCATCTCCCGCAAGATTGAGAAGTTGCGCGGCGAGGGCAGGTCGCAGGATAAGGCCGTCGCGATTGCGATCAGCATGTGCGCGCCGTCGAAGGCGAAGAATGCGGCGGCGGCGCAGGCGCAGATTGCGGCGGGACCGGCGATCGGCCCCGGGTCGGCAGGGAGTTACGCGGGCGATCCCACCGTGGGCGCCGCGCCTTCGACTCGACCAGCCGGAGGCCCGACGACCTACCGCGCGACGCAGAATCCCGACGGCTCGTGGAACGTCTACGACGTCCCGATCTTCGTCGAGCACGTCGACACGCGGCGCCGCCCGGCACTCCCGATCACGAAGGCATGGCTCGCGAACGCGCTGAAGGCGTTCCGCGCGCGGGTAGGCGAGGGCTACCTCCCGCCGCTCCACGTCTACCACCACTTGCACCCGACGGGCGAGGCCCGCGACACGATCCCGGCCGGCCACTTCCGGCCGAAGCGGCTTGGCCAACTGATCTACGAGGGGCGCCCGCGCACCGCGCTCTTCGCCGACCTCGTCGAGATTCCTCCCACGGTCTACGCGGACATTCGCGCGGGGCGGCTCAGCTATCGCAGCGTCGAGATCCACCCGCCGCACTTCCCCGAGGAGAGCGCCGAGATTGACTCGGTCGCGCTCCTTCCCGACGAGGTGCCGTTCTTCCGCCTGCCGCTCCTTCGGGTGAGTGAGGCCGGAACGCCATCTCCCGGTGCCTATCGCTGCACGAATAGCCCCGTCCGCGCTTGGCGCGCGCTCGAGGGCGGGGCCGTCGCGGCTCTGCTCCGCTTCAACTCCACGCCTGGCAAGGCAATCAAGTCCAGCAAGAGCAAGGAGGCTCGGCCCATGGCTCGTTTCGATGACGCGTCGAAGCCGCCCATCCCGGCAAACCTCGTGAAGGAGGACGCCGCGGCGGCCCCCATGCGCAAGGAAGACGAGGACGCGGCGGCCATGAAGGAAGACGCGGCCGCGCCGATGCGCAAGGAAGACGAGGACGCGGCCCGGCCGCTCATGAAGGACGACACCGATGCGGGCGCCGGAGCCGCCAGCCTCGACACCGTCGTCAAGATCCTCGGGAAGATCGCGCAGGCGCTCGGCGTCGACGTCGATGCGGTGAGCGAGGACGAGGACCAGGCCGCGGGCGGCGTACCGCCCGGATCGGGTGGCCTCCCGGCCGAGCGCGGCGTGCCGCCGGCTCCTCCGGTCGCGGCTGCGCATGCCGGACAGGCGGCCGTCTTCACCGCGGCCCTCGAGGGGCAGATCCGCGGCCTCACGAGCCGCCTCGACGGATTCGAGCGCGAGCGGAAGGCCGAGGCGCATGCGCGCAAGGCGAAGGCGGAACTCGCCGGCTACGTGCTCGGCGATCCGGCCGCGTGGCAGGCGGAAGTCGACCGAAAGGCCGCGCAGGGCGATGCGGTGCTCGCTGCCTACGTCGACGGACTCAAGAAGGCCGCGAAGGCGGCCCCGCACGCTGCCGGTGCAGCCGCGGCCGTCCCGATGGCGGCTCCCGAACCGGGCGACCCGCCGGCCGTCGTCGCCTACGCCGCGGCGGGATCGACCGCCATGACCGAGGCGCGCCGCCTCCTTGCCGAGCGGAAGACGCTCCGCCGCGAGGACCGGATCGAGCGCTACTCGGATGCTCAGTACCTCGCGATCCAGCCCGAAATGGCACCGTTCGCCGGAGCGCTGGCGAAGTAGCACGCACGGCACGCACCCGGCGTGACGGCTTGAGGCCGCGCGCCCAAGGCTGAGGAGACGAACGAATGGCCTCGCTCACCAAGGACACGCCGCTCACCCCGGAAGCGGTGGGCACGCTCGCCTTCAAGATCGTCAACGGGACGACGTGCTACGCGGGCTCTTTCATCGCGAAGGACCCGTCGACCGGCCGCGCGACGCCCTACACCGGCGCCGGTGGCCAGATCGTCTTCGGCCCGCAGATGGGATCGGGCTTCTCGGGCTCGGATTTCCCGAACGCGGCGGGCGGCGTCACCGGCGACACGGCCGCGAACCCGGAGCCGGAGCTTTCTACTGAGCTCGGCGGCGGCATCCTCTACAACGTCGCCGTGACGGGCCTCACTGCCCTTACGAAGATCGGGCTCACGGTCTACCTCAACAACGATGACCACACGTTCACGCTCACGCGCCCGACGAAGGGCCTCGCGGTGGGCACGGTCGTCGGCTACTGGGGCAGCTCGGGCTTCGGCGACATCCTGCTCTACTCGCACGCGGAGCGGATCGTTTCGGGCTACGCCGGGAACGGTGGCGCCGCCGCGTTCTACATCGCTACCAATCTCTCGTGGCCGGGCTGCTCGAACGTCGCGCAGCGGCGCATCGTCGCGCCCTTCCACGCGAAGATCATGTCCGTCACCTACCAGTGCGCGATCAACACGTCGGGCGCCTCGGGCACGACCACGATCAGCCCGCAGATCAACAACGTCGCTCTGACCTCGAACGGCGGCCAGGTGACGCTCGGCAACACGATCACGATCGGCACCGTGACGAACGGCACGGCCGTTACCGACGACGGCACGAACGAGTTCCACGAGGGCGACGAAATCGAACTCGTGGGCTCGGCGACGTCGGGCACGCTCACCACGGGCGCCTTCGAGGTCATGGCGAAGGTGCTCATGCTGCCGGGCGCGTAGCCCGCGCTGAAGGTCGAATCGCGCCGCGCGCGCGTTGCCGCGGTGCATGCTGGAGGTAACAGACGATGCCTTTCGTACAGGTCGCCGCCGGCCCGACTTTCCCGCGCGGGCTCCGAAACAACTTCATCGACACGTACTCGGCCCTCACTGCGGACATCTCGCAGAACCTCGGCGCGGTCATGGAGCTCAACCTGCCGAGCGACGCGCGGCAAGAGAGGTACGCGTACTTCGAAACGGCGCCGCACCCGCGCCGGCAGGACTACGGTTCGCCGACGCCGGAAGACGCGATGCGCGCCGTGCAGTTCACCTGCGTCAACTGGCGCTTCTCGGCATCCGTGCCGTGGCACGCCGACGACGAGAACGACGATCAGACGAAGTCGCTCGTGCCGGCCGTGCAGACGGTCGCCGAGCACTTCGCGATCCTCCCCGAGCGCGTGCTCTTCGAGTACGGGATCGGGACGGTCGACGTCAACCTGATCCCGCAGATTCCGAACGCCCCCGACGGCGCGGCCGTCTTCTCGACGACGGACGGCTCGGGCGCGAACCGCTTCGGCGCGACGAACGGCAACTCGCTCAGCGGCACGGGCATCACGACGACCGGCGCGATCCAGGCGGACTTCTACACCGCGCTCGCGCAGTTCGGGCTCTTTCTCGACACGAAGAGCCAGCCGCTCATTGCGCCCGAGTTGATCGACAAGGGCGTTATCGTGATCGCGCCGATCGCACTCCAGCAGGTGTTCCGGCAGGCGTTCTATCAGAAGGTCGTCTCCGTCGTCTTCGGCTCGAACACCGCGGCCGCCGCGCCGAGCAACGTCGTCCTCGACACCGGCCAGAAGGTGCAGCTCTGGCTCACGCCGCGCCTCACCGGTCACAACTGGTGGATCGCGCTCACCGGGCTCAAGCACAAGCCGTTCTTCAAGCAGGTCCGCGAGCCGCTCCACGACTACTTCCGGAACGAGGCGAACTCCGACCGCTCGCGCGACTTCCTCGAGCGCCGGTGGCAGTGGACGGAGCGCGCCGGCTACGGGATCAGCTTGCCCTACAACATCATCCAGCAGGCGAACGCGTAGCGCGTGCCGCACGGGCTTCTTGCTGAGTTGAAAGCGCGCGAGGGGCCGCAGGGATCTCCTGCGGCTCCCGACGCGCCGAGAGAAAGAGGACACCAAAGCGCATGACCATGGCAATCGACACGAGGCCGGCCCCGAAGGCTCCCGAAAACCTGCTTGCCGATGCGATCGCGCCCATGTCTCCGGCTGCGACGCTGCCGCGCAAGTACTACCACGTGGGGCTCGTCCTCGGAACGCCGATCCAGCGCCTGTGCGTGCCCACTCGGCACTCGGGCGCGATCTCGCTCGTCGACCGGACCATCGTCTACGCACGGAATGCGGACCCGACCGGGGAGCGTGCGAGCATGCCGATTCCGGGCGCCTACCACCGACTCACGACCGAAGACATCGCAGACATGAAGCAGTTCATCTCCGCGCAGGTCGTGCGGTGGTCGGGAGAGAAGCACGATACGGTCGGAGTCTACAACCGCAACCGCATGGACTTCCGCCCCTCGCCGAACCAGGAGGGCGGCCCCCTCGACGAGCCGCTCGCGAAGTACTGCTACTGCACCGAGGTCCCCGAGGGAACGGACGGAATGCCGAAGCCCGGCGGGCTCTTCGCGCTCCCCGACTTCAAGCCGATCACCGTGAAGGAGCAGGAGGCGGCGGCGAAGGCGGCCGAGGAGGCGACCAAAGCCGACGAGGAAGCCGCGCGCGCCGATCCGGCCGATGCCGAGGTGCGGCGCTTCCAGGGCGTGCAGAAGAAGGCGCGCGCCGACGGGATCGTGCCGGCCGGAGGGTCCGGCCCGCACGGTGTACGGCTCACGTCGGGGCCCGGGTAGCCCGGAGGAGGCGCCGCCGTGGGGCTCGATGCTGACTGCCTCGCGCGATGGTCGAGCGCTCGCGCGATCCAGTTGACGAATCCCGACGACGCGACCCAAACGTCTGTCAACTCCGCTCGACTCCTCGCTGCGGTTGCCGACGTTCAGGGCGATTTCCGCGCGTTCTCGGGCATGAACTACGACGAATCGCAGCAGGAGATGGTCGCCTTCGGCGTGCAGGGCGTCGAGATCTATCTCCGGCGCTATCAGGGACGCGCCGAGGCAGACGAGCTTGAGTCGTGGCGGAAGTCGCTCGCGCAGCTCATGGCGCAGGTCGCCTGGGTGCCTCCGACCGGGACGTCGCAGCTTGTCCCTTCGACGGATGTCGAGATTCGTGGTTCGCCGGCGCGGCCGGACGCGGACGATCGCTTCTACGTCGACTATCGGCCGACGCAATCGGGGATGGGATTCGGGACGGGCGGGACGTACCCGAACGACTAGGCAGGCAAGCAAAGGGAGGGGTGCTCGCATCCCGTGGAAACGAAGGCCGGCCGAATCTCGGAGATCCGAAAGAACCTCGCGCCCGAGGCGATGCTGCGCTCTCTCGAGCGCGTCCGCGTGCTCATGGTCGGCCGCACGCAGCACGCGTTCGACACGCAGGGGCGCCCAGGGTCGACGTGGAAGCCGCGGCGCGTTCCGAACGTCGCCGGAATACTGAAAGACCTCGAGCGGAGCGCCGCGACGCCCCCGCGCCGTCGCTTCGAGCCGCGGCCCGCCGCGATCGACACGGGTGCGTTGCGCGCCTCGATTACGGGTCGGATCGTCGGGACGGAGTCGGTCGAGTACGGCTCGAAGCTCGCCTATGCCGACTCGGTCCAACTTGGCAAGGCCGGCCGCGTCGAGATCACGCCGACCGCGCGCCGGAACCTCGCCGCGCTCGTCAAGCGCCGACGGGATCTCCAGAAATCGCTCGGCTGGCTCTTCAACGAGCGCGGGAGGCCCGCACGCCCGCGCCGCGCGATTGCGACACACCCGCCGGCGCGCCCGTTCGTGCTCTTCACCGTCGACGACCGGAAGGCCGTGCAGCAAATCGTTCGCGAGGAAGCCCTGCGGGAACGGGGGCGAGGAGCATAGACCATGGCCGCGCCCACCGAACCCAATCTCCGCACGCAGTGGAAAGACGTCTCGGGCATGCTCGAGCACCTGCGGAAGTCGCTCGCGGTGAATTCGCCGGCGTGGATCACGGATCAGGACCAGCTCGAAACGGACCTCGGCAACTTCGGAAACGACTTCTCGCAGCCGCTCATGTCGGCCGTCAACACGGCGCGGAACCGGCTCAACGCGGCCCTCCTCGACGCGCCGACGATGCTTTTGCCGATTCTCCAGCAGTACGGCGCGCTCATGTCGCCCGCGGCGCCGGAGTCGGACGGTCCGTCACTCTGCGCGCGGCTCTATGACTACTTCCGCACGACGCCGATCACGATCCAGTCGCGCCGATTTACGTTCGGCTCGCCGACGGCGGCGGGCGGGAACGCCGGCAACGGAACGCTGCAACGGCTAACGCTCGACGCGTATGCCTACCCGATCGAGAATCAGCACGCCGACGCGAAGATCGTTCAGTGTATCGCGGACGGTACGACCGGGGCGAATCAGCATGAGGAGTTGTTTGAGTTTCGCGGGGCTGCCGCCTACAAGGATTCGATCAAGCTCACGGGCTCGGGCGCGCCCTTCAACAAGCAGTACAACGCGCGCAGCGCCCGGAATTCGCTCCTTGCGAATGCTTCGTTCGAGGGCTGCACGCTCACCTCGGGCAGCACGACGAACGTAGCCACGAGCGGGCTCACGGGGTGGACGACGAACGTCGCGATTGTTGGCGACGGCACCGACTACCAAGTCGACGCGACGAATTACTACCGCGGCTATCCGGGCGCGTCGGCGCCGGTCGGGCTCCGGATCTACAAGAACGCGGGCAATTCGTCGATCCTCACGCAGCAGTTGATCGGGCCGACCGCCCCTCGGCAGACGCGCTTCGACGCGAATCGGCCCTACTACTACCAAATTGCATGGAACCGGGCCGTTGGCTCGTGGACTGGCACCCTCACGATCACGCTCGGTTCACAGACAGTCAACGTCGTCGCGAGCGCGCAGGCGGGATGGCAGATCCTCCGCATCCCGGTGAATCAAAATCTCTGGTATGTCAATTGGGCGCAGCAGAATCCGACGGTGACGATCAACGCGGCGCACACCTCTGCCGCGAATACGTACGTGATCGTCGACGACGCCGTGCTCGTGCCGATGGATCCCTTTGACGGCGGATGGTACACAGAAATGGGCGGGGCGACGCCGCACCTCAAGAACGACCAATTTACTTTCACCGACTCCGAGCTCGGCTCCGTCATGCAAACGTGGATTTGGCGCGCGTTCGGCCGCTACTTGCCCTCGGCCATCGTGGCCCCGACAAATGCCCCGACCGTCGCGCTCTCGGCGACGGCAGGCTCTGTCACGACCGGAACGCACCAAGTCGCCGTTACCTTCGTCGATGGGAACGGGCTTGAGTCGGCACCGGGGCCAAACTCGGGCAACGTGACGGGCGACGGCGCACACAACGTTGACGTGACGGCCATCCAAACCGGTCCGTCGGGAACGACGAAGCGGAAGCTCTACATGTCAAAGGCCGGCACGACAACGCCGCTCTACTACGCCGGAATCACGATCAGCGACAACGTGACGACCACGGCGACCGGAGCGAGCGGCATCACGACGAACGACGCGGGCCTTACCGTGACGGCGCCCGCAGGGATCACGATCTCGGACCCGACGTGACATGAGCACGGAGCCGGCATGGCCGCACCTGACCTACAGCTCGTGCTCCGCCTTCCCGGGCGGTTGATCCTCACGCCGACTAGTTTTGCGATCGGCACGACGATCCCATACGGCGGAACCTATCTCGGCTACGCGCGCGGCATGTCGACGGCGTGGCGCCGGCGCTCGTTCCCGGTCATCGCCGAGGAGTGGGGAACGGTCGTCGAGACACTCGTCTGCCGTGAGGCGATGCGCATGGTGGGCGTCATCCGGCAGTATGACCCGGACGCACTTGGCCTTGTCTTCCAGAAGGCGACTGGCGCCGCGAGCGGAAGCCCGGTGTTCCAGGCGCCGACGCGGTTTGGTTACTTTGCAACCGCAGTGAAACTGCTCTACGCGCCCTTCGACCAAACGGCGCCGGCGGTCTACTTCCAACGCGCGCTTCCCCAGGTCGACGAGACGGCCGAGCTCAACAAGGCCCTCGACAAGGACTCCGAATACGGCGTCGTCTTCGACTGCGGATGGTCGGCCGCGGGAAGCACGCCGCCGTGGCAGATCGGGCCCGTGTGGGATCTTACAGTATGAGCGGGGGATTGGATAGTTACCTCGGCGCGCTTGGAGGGTTCGCGAAGGCGCCACAACTGAACGTGCCTCCGGAGGCCGCGAAGCAGGCGCTAGAGGCCGCGCTCGATTTCCTCCGCGCGGGCGGGACGATCACGCTGGCGGAGTGGGTAAGGCTCGCCCCGGAGGCGCGCGCGCTTTACCTCGCGGCGGGCGACCGGCTGCGGTCGCAGGTGCTCGGGACGCTCGCGCTCGCGATCCGAGAGGAGGGCGTCGCGCGGAAACTGCTCGAGCCGGGAACGGGCGACGACGGCGGCAAGGGAGCGCGGACGCGCAAGGCGATCGAGAGGGCGTTTGGGGATGCGGCGACGGGCGTGGTGGGACCGGACGAGAACGCGACGGAGCCGAAGGCGGGAACGCCATGACAGGATGGATCGCAGTCGATATCGGCGACGGAACAATTTGGCGCGCGCGGCGCACACTCGACGGATTCACCGAGATTTCGCGGCGCGCTGGAGAGCGGCTCGTCGTCAAGTTTGACCACCACTGGCCCGCGAAGACGCCTGCGGACGTGATTGCGGCTGTCGAAGGCGCGCTCGCTGCGGAGGAGAAGAGGATCGCTGCGGAGGTTGCCGCCGAGGACGCGCGGAGCCGATTGAAAGCCGCGCGCGTCGCACAGGAGACGTCCGGAGAGCAGCGGCAGGAGGCTCGCGCGCCGTGAATCCTTGGCAAGCGACGCAGCAGATTGCGACCGCGCTTCGGGCGACGACTTGGCCCGACTCTCCAAGCGAGAAGGTGTTCGGCGCTGTCGAGATCTCCGCGCCAGGCATGTACAAGCGCGTGCAGGAGTCGCGATTCCCGGTTGCGATCGTCGTTCCCGACGACGAGCACAATGACGTTGAAGTGAATGACAAAATGATCGCGCGGTGGGAGTTGTTCTTCGACGCCGAGATTTCGCAGAGCAAGATGGGCGCCGCGTCGATCATTGGCGGATCGCGGTCGGCTGGCGTCGGGTCCTCACAAGGGCGAGGAGTCCTAGAGACGGAAGAGGTCGCGCGGACGGCGCTCGGTCTTTCGGGTATCACGGGCGGCGGCGGCATCGCGGCGGAATTCCGCCTCAACATCCGTATCACGGATGGCCGCGGCGTCGAGATGATCGACGAAGAGCACCGGGTCCTCGCCGAGCGCGTGCTGATTCTCGAAGCGACGTGCTGGCGCGACCGTTACTACGCGCCCGTTCGCGGGCTCACGCTTACCGACAGCGGATCGCACTCGATCAACACGCGTTGGCTCGACCCGTTCTCGTCGGCGCGGTGGGATTTTCTTGACGTTATGATCCGCTACAAGTCGGGCGGGACGCCGCCATCTTCGCCGACGGACGGGACGCTCTACGCGAAATACGCGCTTGGGGCGGGCCCCGGAACGGTCGTCGTCGCGCTAGGCGCGGGCACGTGGTCGCTTGCGGCGTTCGTCGAGTACGACGAGGTATTCCAGCCGACGTCGACCGCAGGGAGATGGTCGGCGGCCGTAACGGGCACGGTCGTCGTGGCATGAGTCGAGGGAGGCGACGCGCGTGGGAGAAGAACTGATTACCCTGCGGATCGACGCGGAGCCCGCAAAGCGCGCGATCGACGACGCACAGAGCAAGGTTGACAAACTGCGGACCGCGGCTGGCTCGGCGCAACTTGGCGGCGCGCCCGGAGGCGGTAAGGTGCCTGGATCTGGCGGCCTCCCTGCGGCGTCGAGCGGCGGCCTCCCCACGAGCGTCACGGGCGGGCAGACGATCGCAGGGAGCCTCCAATCGGTGCTTCAGCGGCTCGGCCTCGGCGGATTCGGCGTCGGAGGCTCGGCCATGGGAATCGGCGCCCTCGGCTTCGGCGCGCTGAATTTGGCCCGTGGCGCAGGGAGCGTTGCCGGCGGGATCATGCAGCAGCCTGGCGGACAGACGAATTACGCCGCGTATCAGGGGAGGAAGTACTTCGAAACGCTCGGCCCCGTCGGGCAGTACTTCTCGCAGGGGCAGGCGTTGAAGGAGGGCGAGGACATCCGCGAGCGGCTCGTGTCCGAGGCGACGGGTCGATTCGGGGCGATTGCCGCGGCCGGCGCGAAGATCCGAGAGGAGGACGTCGACACGTACATGGCGCGCTCACTCCTTCGACACCAGCGCGAATTGCAGGTGCAGACGCGAGCGCGATTTCTTACGCAGGAACACCCGGGACTCTTCGACCAATACTCGCTCACGAGCATCTACCTTGGGAAGCACCCGGAGTTGGAGTCGTACGGCGGCGTGCAGTCGGTTTTCCAAAAGCGGCAGTGAAGTAGTCGAGGCGGTAGAGCGCGATGCCGATCACCCGCGAGCTTTCGATCACCTACGCCGGCTACACGGTTGGCGGGTCGAGCGGCATCCACCCGTGCGACAACTTCCGCTTCGAGAAAACGTACCGCTCGGCCTTCATCGAATTCGAATTCTTGATCGTCTCGAGCGACGGAACCACGGCCACGTTTAACACGATGTGCGCGACCGCGGAGGCCGCCTACCGCACGCCCCGCGGCGCGCTCACGGTGTCGATGAACGGGACGGAGCTGAGTTTCGATCCCTCCTCGAATACCGGCTTCGACTCCGCGCCGAAGATCGAAAAGGTCGATTCGCCCGCGAACACGGCCACCTCTCGGCTCTATCGGGTGCACGTCGACGTCGCGCTACCCGCGGACCTCTCCGGACAGGCGGGCCGATCCGACTCGCGCGTGAACCTCATGACGCCGCAGAATCTTCGCCGTTCGCTTGAGGTGAGCGGCGAATACACGGCGCTCGGCAGCAATGACGCGCGCGCGCAGTACAACGCGCAGATTGCGAGTTACGTCTCTGCACTCGAGGGAACTTTCTCGGCGGGCACGTGGGTGAAGGTCGATGAGTCGGCCGACGCGAACGACACGACGAAGAGTTTGACCTTCCGCGCGCTCTATCGGGAAGTCTATTCCGACTACCGGCTTGAGTCGCTCGTGGATGTTCGCTACGAGTCGCCGAACCGGCAGCGGACCCTCTACCTCTCTGGCGTCTACGTCGCGAACGGCGGCACGGGATCGCGGTCGCAGTACTCTTCTTCGATCGCGAGTTACGCGAGCGGCGTCACGGGCGCCCTCGGCGGATCGTGGCACCTCGACGACGAGGACGCGACGACCGACGACAATGATCAGCGGTGCACGTTCTCGCGGGTGTATCGCGAGCTCCACTCGGACGGGCTCCTTAAGTCGACGATCGAGATTCGCTATGACGCGGCGAAGCTTCGGACGCTCACGATTTCTGGCACGTACATGACCGCGGCGGGCGGCTCCGCGCTCGAGCAGTACCAGTCGAACGGCGGCACCTACGCGAGCGCGATCATTACTGCGCTTACGGGCACGTGGAAGCAGGTTTCCGACGACCCGATCAAGGATGACAACGACCAGCGGTGCGACTTCGTGCGGGTGTACCGCGAGCTTCCTGGCCTCGGCTCGCCCGGGCCGAACACGGGCACGCTCGTCTACGGGCAATCGCTTTTCATCCGCCGCGCGAATCCCGCGCCCGGCGACACCTACGGCGGGCAGGGGGGCGATCCGACGCGGCTGCAGGAATTGATGGTGGATTACGCCTGCTCGATCGACGTGTCACAGAATAAGAACGTCACGGCGGCTTACTCCACAATCCTTTCCGACGCAATCTCCCAGGTGCAGGCCGCGACGTCCGCCGGGTCGATTGCGATCGTGCGCGAAGAGCCCGACTTCGACCCGATCAATTCAATCCTGCGGATCTCGCTCCTGTGCGTCGCGTCGGTGTCCTCGGGCGTTCTGGAATACGAGGAGACGACCGAGCGGCCGTCGATTCAGGGGCTTGTCTTCGAGCCCGTGTGGACCGGGAATCGGCTCTCGCGGTATGTCTACCAGGGCATCGGGTTCGAGCACGCGCGAGTCACGATCCGTCGCCGCTCGACGAAGGGAACGCCGCCCCTCGACCCGACCTCGACGCGGCCGAAAGACTCGCCCGGGACGTGGTTTCTGATCGGCGCGACGCCGGTTGCGATCCCGCGGAAGCTCGGGCAGGTGACGAACGGAACGGCAATCGACGTCATTGACGAGGTGCTGATTGCGGAGTGGGAGGCCGTGCAGCCCGAGGTAGGCGCTCCGGCGCCCGGCGGCGCCCCCGGAACGAGCCTCCGTGGTGGCCCGAGTGCGGCGACGACGAATCCGCAGCAGGACGGGCGGTCGCCGGTTTACACGGGGCAGATTGCCGAGGAGTCGCACGCGGCGCAGCAGCAGAGCTCGCAGGGCAGCACGGCGCAGCAGCCGTAAGGCCCGGGTCCGGAGGAGTCGAAGCATGTCGGTGCAGTCGACGCAGGGCGGTGGCCAGATCCCGGTCGGCGGCGCTCCGGCCGGGGCGAGCGGAGGAAGCCCGGCCGGGACCACTGCAAAACTCGGCGGCGTGCCGCTCCTCGGCGTCGGCCCCGTCGGCTGGACGATCACGCCCGGCGTAGAGCCGTCACAGAGGATTTTCATCGTCTCCCCGCAGGAGAAATCCGTCCTTCTCGCGCGGGCCGGGCGACCCGTTGATCTCGAGCTCCAGGCGGCCGTCGGCGGGAAGGTGACAATCACCGGGCTCTACATTCTCGGCGAGGCAATCGCGCCGGACCCGAATCACGCCGCGATTCTCGTCTCCGACCGGCGCTGGAAGTGGGGCCGCACGCACGTTTCGCGGCGCTACAATATGCGGCGAGCGACCGGGCAATTCATGCTGATCTCGGACGCGAAGGAGCCTTTTCAGTGGGCGCCGGATGTGCAATACGCAGCGTTCTCGACGAAGGATGACAACGGCACGCCATGGGGCCTCGTCGACATGCTCAATGACGTCATGACGCTCACCGATCCCACCGCGCGCGTGCAGTTCAAGACGAATCTTGGCTCGCGAACGGGGCTCGTCGTCGAAGACGTCATGGTCGATCAGCCTGGCGACGAGGCGGTCGCCTACGTGCTTTCGAAGAGCCCGGGCGTTGGGATCTATCTCGACGCCAACGACAACGTGATTTTCTACGACACGGCCGACGGCGGCGAGAGCCAGGTTTTTAAGACGCTCGGCGCGCCGATCGCTGGCGGCGGACAGGCCGCGCTCGTCGACGTGCCGCTGCTGCGTCCCGTCGCGATTGACGTGTTTTTCGAGCGCGAGATTGAGGTACGGTTCGACTACATCGAGAACTCCGATTCTTCGGTCGATCTCCCGTCAAGCCCGCAACTTCTCGCCCCGAATTTGGAAAACGTACTTCCGGTGCCGGACCCTACATTCTTCCTCGCGAACGCCGTCGCCAGCGAGGCCGAAGTCGGCGCCGGAACCTGGATCACGTTTGACGACTTCTTCGACTCGCTCCCGTCGAACCCGGCACCGGCGCTCGCCGGCTTCGACTCGCTCACGAATATGGACGCCGGGAACGTGCAAGAGTCGTGGAACCTCGGCTCGCTCTACGCGCGCATCGGGCTGCCCGACATGCAGATGCAGGACGTGCTCAGCACGCTCTACATCGCCCGGAATGACGCGGTGTATCAGCATTACCGGCAGACGTTCCGCGTCGCGAAGCCGATCATGGATCGCGTGCTCGCGCTCATGCCGAAGCGCGTGGCCCTCCTGAACCCGTCGACAGGGGCATACGCCAACGCGCAGGTATTCGCAAATTACGCCTTTCAGACGCCCGACGCCGCCTGGTACGCGCAGATGGCGCCCGGGGAATCCTCACTCGGCGCGATCTTCATCGCGAACATGACCGGATACGATCCCGCAACGAAGAATTGCAAGCTCGCGCCGGCACTCGTCACGATCATCGACGAGGCGGCGGGAATCTTCCGCGTGGATTACCGGCTCACGCCGTCGACGGCCGGGAACGGCGCGTGTTACTACCCGTGCCAGTTGAAAGACTTTGTCTCCGCGGACCCGGAGAATTCGAAATTCCTTCTCGGCGGCCAGCAACCGCTCACCGCGCAGCACAAACTCGCGGTCATCATGACCGTGCTTCCGGCCGCGCCGAACGACAAGCGGCAGCTCTACAATCTGCGCATTTCTCCCGACGAGGCGCAGCCGCTCCTCGCGCAGCGGATCGGCGATTGCCAAGGGCCGGCGCTCGAAGTGCGAATCTCCGGGCACGCCATGACGGCACGATTCGCCTGGACGGACGCGGACGCGCCCGCGATCTCGAAGATGCTCGGGATCGACGCGCCGGGGCAGAGGGACGGGGATCAGCCGCCGCTCGATCCGATCAACTATGACGACTTGAAGGCGCTTGCGAAGTCGTTCGCGGCGGGGGTGTACGCGCAGTACTGCCCGCGCTCGGAGGGGTTCCAGGCGGGGCCGCTCTCGCCGTCGGCAACGATCGCAGGGCGGATTACAGCCGTCGACCATGCCGTGCTGACTGACGGGCGCGCGAGAACGACCGCCGCCGCGTCTCCGCTACCGCCCATGGTCGACCCGTTCGCGACGCTCCCCGACGCTGTCCGCCAATTGGTGAGGCGGCTCGTGCGGCAGAGGACAACGTGAGAGCCACAGCGCGTGTACGTCGATGACATCGTAGCCGGCGGGGTTTGGCCGCTGCAGTTCCAGCCTGAGCAGCCCGCGCCGCACGGGCGGCAGGCGGGGTTCACGGTGAGCCGCCGCACGGTTCGTTTTGCCGCGCGAGCGACCGGGCGCGATCCCAAGGGCCGGCATACCGTCGAGCCGGGATCGGTGGGCGACGTGCTCGGCGGGATTTTGTGGCCGCTTTCGGCGCCGCCGACGGCCGGGGCGAACTCAGCTCCGATCAACGGCGGCACGGCGCCGTCGACGACGAGTCGCGGGCGCGGCGCGTCGACGAATACGCGGCCGGCGCCTCGCGATGGGCAGCTCGCGCGTGGAATTCCTGCATGGGCCTTCGCGTGGCCGGTGCTGTCGACGCAGGCGAGTTTCGAAATCTCGAGCGGCACGGGCTACACGCTCGATCGATTGCCCACGAGCGGATACGGCACGTCGCTCCGAGGGCAGGCGTCGGCAAAGTACAGCATCCCGAGCCTGCCGCTCGCCGACCTCGGCGCAACGCAGGATTCTCGCTTCGACTTCATGACGTCTGGCGCGTATCAGAACATCCCCGGAAACGCGTTCGGGATCATGCTTTCGACGACGCGCGAGGACGAGCAGCAGACGTACTTCCTCCCGACCGACGGCCCGATCGTGGCGCCCTACTTCGGCGGCGCCGCGTCGTACGGAACGATCGTCTCCGACCTCAACGCGCAGAACGCGTACGATCCCAAGTACATCGCGCGCGTCAACTCGTTCTGGCGCGTCACGCGGCCAGAATACCCGGGCGACCTCCCGCCGCCCATGGACAGCCTCAAGCGCAAGCGCTGGACGCTGGCATGGCAGATCGGGGACGCGGGCGCGGCCGGCGCGGGCGGCGGGCTCGTGTGCGACGCCGGATCGACGGATTCGGTGGCCACGACAAGCGCGGACTTCCCGCAGCAGGATGCCGTTCCGAGCTCGGCGGCGCAGGGCGGCCCGGGCGCCGATCAAACCTCGGTATCGACCCCGCAGGGGACGACGGTAAACGGAGGCTCGGCCCCGGGAACCTCTCTTCGCGGCGGCACCGCGCCGGGCACCTCGCTGCGCGGGCCGAACGCGCCGACGACTTCGAACCGAGACAGGCCGACGGTCGTCATCGCGTCGATGAGCCGGACCTACGGCGGACCGATCGAAGTCGGATCGCCCGGGGACCAGCACAACATCGGCACGACGGCTGACGGCGAACCCGTGAACGCGGCGCACCTCTCGACAGGGGCTCTGTTCTACGGCGCAGGCGGGGACGCGCCAATGATGTTCGAGGGCCCCGACAAGCCGCCGGAGGATTCGGGCAGCCGGAAAATGCCCGTGCACCTCGTCTGCGTGGACTTCCCGCACCCGTGGGGGAAGGGGCACGTCGGCAAGGGGCGCTGGATCTGGTGGGCCGAGGCGGAGGTTTCTGGATCAGTCAATCGAGGGAACGGGCCGCCGCGACGCGAGCCGAAGACGCGGAAGCCGCCGCCGGGCGGCGGAGGGTCCTCGGGCGGAGACGTGCCAATTCCGGTTTTCCCGGGTCCGTTCGTCCCGAATCCGCAGCCTACGCCGCAACCGCCCGACGGCGGGGCGGGAGGCTCCGGAGGCCTCGATCGCGGGCCAGGCGGTCCTACGTTCCCATGGCCTTCTCCCTTGGGCGGACCCGACGGAGGCGGAACCGGCGACGGGCCGACACCGCAGCCGACACCGCCCGGCCCGACACCGCCGCCGACGCCGCGCGGAGAGACGCTCGGGCTCGAGCCGCCGCCTCCGACGGGGCCGCCGACGACAACGCCGCCATTTCCGCTTCCGAATCCGTGGGGCCCGACGCTGCCGCCCGATGTTCCGCCGGATTCGCCTCCGCCGACGCCGCCCCCAACAACGCCTCCTCCGCCTCCTCCTGGCGGTGGCGGCCCGGACGGCCCTGCCGGTGGAGATCCCGACGGCGGCACGACGCCGCCCCCGTCTCCGCCGGGCGGACCGCGACAGATCGACACGGGATCGAATCCCGACAATGACGGCGTCGGCGGTGCGCCGCCCATGGCGAGTTGGAACGAGAGCCGTGGGGCCTATGCCCAAGCCGAGGCCGCGCACGGGCTCGCCTCCTTCGCTTTCCAAACCCTCGGCATGCCGCCCGGACGCTACGAGGACGTTCGCTTCGCGCAGGATCAATCGGCCTGGCAAATCCGCTGGATGCGCGGGCGCGCGCCGACGGTTGCGGTCCGCGTGGGGCTCGCCGCGGGCGCCGGCACGGGCGACTCGACGTACACCTACGACCCCTCCGGAGCCATGTGGCCGGGCGGAACCGCGACGGGCGGGGAATGGACGCTCCCGCCCGAGGTCATGGCGCCGCAGGACGACGCGACGAATTACGCGCCCGGCGGCCGTCGCCTATCGACTGTCACGCGGGGCTTTCTCCGCGGCTCCGTCCGCGTGGCGTACGGCCGCCCGCACCTAATCAGCGGCGGCGTACGCGACGGTTTCTCGTCCATGGGCGAGGGGTCGACGGGGGATAAAGTCTACTACTCCCACTCCGCCGCCGCCGTGGCAACCGAGACGGGCCGGTGGACCTACTCTGCCGGCACGTTGCAGTTGTCCAACGCGCTCGACGCGAAGGACGGCTCCTCGACTGCGGTCTCGCCAGCGAATCAAGGCCGGCTCCGGTACAACAACGCGACGAAGACTTGGCAGATTTCCACGAACGCGGGCGCGTTCTCGGACCTCGCGACGGGCTCGGGCGGCGGCTCGGAATTCCTTGACTCCGTCTTCCGCGTGAAGAACGCGTCCGACCCGTCGAAGAAGTTTGCCCTCGATGTCTCCGCGCTCCCGTCGAACGTGACGGCGACGTGGAAACTGCCGAACGTCTACGGCTACGCGACGCCCGCGGCGACCTTCGAGGCGCAGGAAAACCGAAACCGTCCATTCGGAACGGTCGGAACGGATATCAACGCGCGCGCCGCACGGGCGCAAAGCCCGCTCGGCTCCGCCTTCCTCGACACGCCGCAGAATTGGACGGCCCCGCAGGACTTCAGCGCGGGCGATCTGACATTCCCCCGAAAGACGTACGATCCCTTCTCGCCCGGACGTGGAGCGGTTTGGCTCAACGGCGCGCAACTCGCGTACGGAGACGATCCGCAGACAGCCGCTACGCCGAAGCGACGGGCGATCCACTCGAGTGCGGTCACGGCGTCATGGGACAGCGGACTATCGCTCCCGGTGCACGTCGTCGGGCCGATCGATGGGGCGCTTGTTCTTGCCGGCGGCCAGGGCTCTGCGAACCAAGCCATCGCGTTTCAGACTGGCGGCGCGACCGCCCTGCGGATCAACCCGACGCGCAACATCGGCATCGGCGTCACGAACGACGACGGCGCGCTGACCGAACTACACACGCAGTCACAGACGACGCTCAACGGGCTCTCGATCGGGGCGACCTCAAGCTCGGCGGTCGCGATCACGTTCCCCGCGGGCTCCGGCTGGAAGGCCCATCTCTACGGGCCGAGCGACGCGGACCTCCTGCTCCTGTGCCAAGGGACGCACTCTGTCACCTTGTCGCCGAACACGGCGGGAAACGTCAACTTCGGCTACGCCCAAACCGGGCTTGGTGGCGGGGCAACTCCGACACTCGGCACGATCGGCGGAAGCGGGCCGTCATTCGCCGCACAGACCGGATGGCTCAAGGTCCAGATCGCCGGCACGTATAGCTACCTTCCGTTCTGGAGATAGCAAACGGACGCCGCAATTCAGTAGCGCGCGGAGGCGAAAAGAAGATGGCCGCTCCGATCACCAACAACGTCACGCAGATTACCACGGGCTCGGGCAACTGGTCCGTCCCGACAAACGCCAAGGGTCCGGTGTACGTCACGGTTGTTGGCGGCGGCGGCTCGGGCACGACCTACGGGAACGGCGGCGCGGGCGGCGTCGGGTTCGCCTCGGGCGGCGGCGGTGCGTCCGGGACCTTGGGCACGGG